ACCCCAAATGCCTGGGATAGATAGTTTTTTAAGAAGTCACTCCTTACCACCATTAGGAGATGATGCTGGTTTTTAACAGAAAATAAAAGGTTATATTATGTTTTATATTATTGAACGACAAGATCAATTAGATCAGTTGCATATCGGTGAAGATATATTCATTCATATTATTCCTACGAATGAAAATTATCACCCTATTTTACAAAATATTAGTTTAATTTATGTTCGTTGGATAAAAGGACATAAAGGATATATTTTATGTGTTAATCACTCTGAATCCTTATCATTAAAATCTACGGATATACTTGATAAACTATCTAAGGTCAATAGAGTATACACATTAGATAACAAAGCGGTACTGCACCATTTTCCTACGTTGCTTTCTCGATTAATTGATGTACAACTAATTAGTTCATATCATAATTTTCAAACAATAAATGTTGAACAATACGAATCAAAAGTTGAAACAGATTTTAAACGCAAATATTATACAGAAGAACCATCAGTATTAATTCCTATAGCAAAACATTATGAAAAATATGAAAATGTATACGATCATATTGAACAGACAATTAATAAAATAAGTGAAAATGTACATGAATATGATTTTTTAAATGATTATGTTTCTCCATTCTTTTTTAATGTTGAAAAACAAGGTATTAAACTAGATAAAGAACCGTTTATTAAACATTTTCAAAATTTACCAAACCCTAAATTTTCAATATCTAAAGGTAAAATATACACGCAGTATAATTTAAATACATTAACTGGCAGACCATCAAATGCATTTAATGGTATTAATTTTGCGGCTTTAAATAAAACAAATGGGGAACGTGCGGCTTTTATTCCTGAAAATGATAAATTAATTGAAATAGATTTTAAAGCATATCATCCTCATATCATATCTAACCTATCAGGATATATTCACAATAATGATGGAAAACTATATGAGCATTTATCTCAACAATTCCCAGGATCAACCCCAGAAACAATTAAAGAATTAGTATTCCAGCAGTTATATGGAGGTATTAGAAAAGAATTTCAAGACAAACCATTTTTTTCTCAAGTATACAATTATACAAACAAATTATGGGATGAATCAGAAAATGGTGCAATTGGTACTCAATTCGGTAAGCGTTTCACTAAAGAAATGATTGAAAACCCAACACCACAAAAATTACTTAATTACATTGTTCAAAATACAGAAACAATATTTAATATAGTTCAGTTTTCTGCTGTAAATTATTTACTTAAAGATAAAAAAACAAAAATAATATTATACACATACGATTCTATATTATTGGATTATGATTCGTCGGAAAATTTATTAGATAGCATAACTTCACTACTAAAGTTTAATTACTCCACGAAGTCTGGACAAAACTACGCAGAAATAGAATAAATCATATATTTATGGAGGACTTAAGTTACGATTTATTTAATAATACGTTTTTAATGGCTAATAAGCTATTCTGCACATTCACGGCTCCTGAAGAATTAGATAATACTCTAAATACTTTAACGACTAAATATACAATATTATATTCTAAAATATTTGTGTTGGAATCGTTATCAACTGAAGAGTATGTTTGCACATATAATATTGATACTTTTAACATGGAGCAACAATCAGTATTACCCAATACAATATTATTACATCGTAAAAAAGAGTCAAATACGTTATATACAATAAATGCATTGAATGCATTAATCAAGTCTTTGAACAATGGTATTTTAGATACCAATTATCGCATTACGTGGTTGGATTATAAAAATTCAATCTTGTTAATTCAAAATAATGATTTAAATATCATTCAAACAAAAATCCACAAGATAATCAACCTGTAGGATTTCTTAATTATTATTACCGAGTACAATTTTTAAAACTTAAATAGTTATATTATGGATTTAGCTTTGTTAAAGCAAAAATTAGGTAACCTTAACGCTCCCAAAAACAGTGGAGGTAAGACTTACGAAAAAATCGACTACACGAAAGTGTTCTGGAAGCCTCAGGTAGGCAATTATACGATTCGCATCGTACCATCAAAATTTAATAAACAAAACCCATTCCGTGAGGTATATTTCCACTATGGATTTGCTAAAGGTCCGGTTTTGGCATTAAATAACTTTGGAGAAGCAGATCCAATTATGGAATTTGCTGCTAAATTACGTCAATCAAAAGATCGTGACAACTGGGCATTAGCCAAGAAGTTAGACCCAAAAATGCGTGTGTTTGTTCCTGTTATTGTTCGTGGTGAAGAGCATTTAGGTGTTCGTTTATGGGAGTTTGGTAAAGAAGTATACAAATCATTACTAGGATTTGCAGCTGATGAAGATTATGGTGATTTTACTGATATCCAAGATGGATTTGATTTTAAAATTGATGCCGTAAATTCAGAAGTTGCTGGTCGTAAAGTAGTTAGTTGCACATTACGTCCTCGTCCAAAATCATCTCCAATTTCTGATGATGCTAATTTAGTTAATAAGTGGTTAGAAGAACAACCAGATATCATGACTATTAATCGTAAACGTGAATACAATGATATTAAGGAATTATTAGCTAAATGGTTAAATCCAGAAGCTGAAACTGAACAAGCATCACCATCAGCTGAAGCTGAAGTACCAACTCCAGCTAATAACCCACAATCTGATTGGGTAAATGATAATCAAGTAACAGAACAAGAGCGTGCTGCGTTTAGTTTAAACACAAACTCATCAGATAAATTCGACGAATTATTTCAATAATAATGGCAAAAAAATCAGTTTCAGAAACAGTGTCTACAGTGTTAGGCGATAAATCAAAATTTAATCTGGCTGCGTTCAAGAAATCTAAATTCTTGGACCAGTCTGTTAAATTTAAAGCACAGAGATGGTTACCATTATCTCCTGCGTTTAATGAAGTATTATCATTACCAGGTATTCCAATGGGCCATATTACATTACTTCGAGGTCATAGTGACACAGGTAAAACAACAGCATTATTAGAGTGTGCAGTAGCAGCTCAGAAAGCAGGTGTATTACCAGTATTCATTGTTACTGAGATGAAATGGAATTGGGAACACGTTAAGCAAATGGGTTTCAAAATTAATGAAGTATGGGATAAAAACACAGGTGAATTAATCGATTATGAAGGTGATTTTATCTATGTAGATAGAGATACATTAGGTACAGTCGAAGATGTAGCTGCATTCATTGCAGATTTATTACATGAACAAGCACAAAATCGCTTACCATACGATTTATTATTTTTATGGGATTCGGTTGGATCGATTCCATGTAAGTTATCTGTAGAATCAAATAAGAACAATAATGAATGGAATGCTGGAGCTATGTCTCAATCCTTTGGTAACTTTATCAATCAAAAGATTGTACTATCACGTAAAGAAAACTACCCGTATACTAATACATTGGTAGCAGTAAATAAAATTTGGGTAGATAAACCATCAATGCCGATGGAGCAACCTAAAATGAAAAATAAAGGAGGTAATACAATGTATTTTGATGCTTCCGTTATTGTAACATTTGGTAATATCACAAATGCTGGTACTAATAAAATTAAAGCAACTAAAGGTGGTAAAGACGTTGAATTTGCTAAACGTACTAAAGTAGCAGTAGATAAAAACCACATTACAGGTGTACAAACTAAAGGATCTGTTATCATGACAGTACACGGTTTTATTGATGATGATAAGAAAGCAATTGATAATTACAAGAAAGATCATTCTGAGGAATGGCTACGCATTTTAGGTAGTGAAGATTTCGATATTGTAGAGGAGATGGGTGACGATGGAATTGACACATCATTAATGTTTGACCAAGAACCAGAATAAAATGGATAAAGACTTTCTAAATAAGTTACTATCAGAACTAAACGCTGATAAAAATAATTCAAAGAATGCTAGAGTACTCATTGTGGATTCAATGAATACATTCCTCCGCTCATTTGCTATTATTCAGCACATAAACCCCAACGGCCATCATGTAGGTGGTCTTGTTGGCTTCCTTAAATCGGTTGGTTATGCTATTAAGCTATACCAACCGACTAGGGTTGTCTTAGTATTTGACGGACAGGGTAATTCTACTAACAAGCAGTACTTATATTCTGATTATAAAGCTAATCGTACTAATTTAAAAGTAACTAACTGGAAAGTATTCGATACAAAATCTGAAGAAAGCGAATCAATGGCTAATCAGATGGGGCGATTAATTGAATACTGTACTCAATTACCAGTATCAATGATTTCAATTCCAAAAATTGAAGCTGATGATGTAATGGGTTATTTAGTTAAAAAATTTGAAGCAGATTCTGAAGTAGATAAAGTAACAATTATGTCTGCTGATAAGGATTTCTTACAATTAGTTTCTGATAAAACCGAAATATATTCTCCAACTAAGAAGAAAACATACCGAACTGATGAAGTTTTAGAAGAATATTTTGTTCATCCTAATAATTTTATTAATTACAAAATGTTATTGGGTGATGCTGGAGATAATGTTCCCGGAATTCAAGGATTAGGTCCTAAAAAAGTATTTAAGTTATATCCTGAATTAACTGAATCCAATCCAATTGATTTAGAATATATGTTAAATAAAGCAAAATTAAATGAAAATGAAAACGTATTATATACAAAAATACTTTCATTTGCTAATCAATTAAGTATTAATTTTAAATTAATGTCGCTAAAAGATCCAAACATAAGCGACGAGGATAAGCGCATTATTGATGAAACAATTAATGAGGCACCACCATCACTAAACATAGGAAGTTTCGTTGAAATGACCGAGAATGATCAACTAAATGAGCGTGTAAATTGGCAATCATGGTTGATAGAGAATTTTTCCTCATTAGATTGGAAGCAATAAAAGTTATAAATAAAGGTTATAAATGACAGCACTAGATAGTTTAGATAAGTACGGGAATTCGTTTCAAACCAAAGTATTAGGTTTATTATTAACGGATAGAAAATTTCTAGTAGATGTATCAGATTCAGTTACAGATGAATATTTTGAAAATACAGCCCGAAAATGGATTGTTACTCGATTAAACAAATACTTTGATGAATTTCATACAACTCCTACAATGGAGGCGTTACAAATTGAAGTAAAAAAGGAAGATAATGAAGTATTAAAAATCGCTGTAATTGAAGAATTGAAAGAAGCCTATAAAATGGCTGATCAGTCACAAGATAAAGAATACATCGAACAAGAGTTTTTAAAATTTTGCCAAAACCAACAGATGAAAAAAGCAATTATGACATCTGTTGATTTATTAAATGATGGAGATTACGAATCAATTCGTACATTAATTTCTAAAGCAATTGTTACATCACAAGAAAAAAATACAGGACATGATTTTGTATTAGATGTAGAAGCACGTTATAGACCAGATGATAGACGTGTTATTCCTACACCTTGGCCACAGATTAATTCAATTACTCAAGGAGGATACGGTAAAGGTGATTTGGTTATATTCTTTGGTGGTCCTGGTTCTGGTAAATCATGGGCTGCAATTTCAATGGCATTAGAAGCAGCTAAATTAGGTGGCAAGGTTGTATATTATACATTAGAATTAGGTGAAGGATATGTTGGACAACGTTTTGATGCTAATCTATTAAATATACCAGTTGATCAACTTCCGATGCATCGAGTTAAAATTGAAAATGAAACTAAAGGATTAGCAGGTAAGTTAATTATTAAAGAATACCCACCAAAACGTGCATCACTAGATGATATTGAACGACATTTAGATCAATTATGGAATCAACATAATTTTAAACCAAATGTTATTTTTATTGATTATTTGGATTTATTACGTAATAGACGTTCTAGAAATGAGCGTAAAGACGATTTAGATGATATCTACACAGACGCAAAAGGATTAGCTAAAGAATTAGGTATCCCAATTGTATCACCTTCACAAGTAAATCGTTCAGGTGCTGCTGATAAAGTAGTAGAGGGTGATAAAGCTGCTGGTTCGTATGATAAAATCATGATTGGTGATATTATTATTTCAACATCACGTTTACGTAAAGATAAAGTCGATAATACATCTCGTTGGCATATTATTAAAAACCGATATGGTTCAGATGGTATCACATTTAATTGTGATTTTGAAGGATCTACAGGTATAACTCGCATTACAGGTGAGTATATTGAAGAAGAAGAGTCGGATTCTCCACAACAGTCTCCACAAAAAACTAAACAAGATTTTAATTCAGATGATAAAGACTATTTACGAAAGAAGTTTTTTGAATTAGCACCACCTTCTTAATTATTGTTAGTATATACTGTATTTATATCTGCACCTTAAAAAATTAAAAATAAAATCTATGTTAAAAGTACTTAAATTCTCTGCTTCTTGGTGTGGTCCTTGCAAGCAGCTTGCCCCTATATTTGATCAAGTTAAATCAGAAGTATCTGGTGTTTCATTTCAAGACGTTGATGTTGATGCTGAATCAGCATTAGCAATTAAGTACAATGTAAGAGGTGTTCCTACTATCGTAATTGAAAAAGATGGACAGGAAGTAAAACGTCTTGTTGGAATGCAACAAAAACCATCATTAACTTCAACAATTAACTCGTTTAAATAATATGATCACCGATAAGCGTTTATTCTATAAGCCGTTTGAATACGACCAAGCCCACGAATTTTTAAAATCACAACAACGTGTACATTGGTTACCCGAAGAAGTTACATTATCTGCTGATGTTAATGATTTTAAATTAAAATTAACAGAATCAGAAAAAAATGAATTGTCAAATGTGTTCATGGGTTTTGCTTGGGCCTTAATACAGAAAAAATAAAATGTCTATACCAATCTCTCAAATTAAACAAATCGTAGATTTCATTTTTTCAAAAAATGGCTACGATATTAAAAATCTAAACATAAGTTTTCCACAACCGCTAGATATTAAAATAGTAAAAGACACTTCTGAAAATATTATTCTAT